GAGTATCAGTTATTAGTGCTATCTTCATTATCTCTCTTTCGATAAACCTCTACATATGCATCACAGTTTGGACATGAGAGGTTTGTCACCATATCGTATTCTTCTGCTGGTTCATCTGTTTCTGATTCTATATCGTGGTCTCCACCCCAAATCAACTCATGTCCACAGTGCCAACAATTCATTCGTCAAAATCCATAAAGTTCTCCAATCCATTTCGTTTGTTGGGGTCTTCTTTTTTCTTCTTCGGTTTGTAAACTGCTTCTTCAGGCACCATTACATTTGGATCAAACCCCTCGACATTATATCTTGATGTATCACCATCAAGTGTGGTAAAAGGAACATATTCTTGTTTAGATATCATCTCATGTTTTACATGTGATTGTTTCTTTTCTTTTGCAATCCGCCTAAGAAATGCATAGTAGATTATCTGTGTAAAATATGCAAAAGGATTTTTAGATTTGTCTGGATTAAAATTATGAATATATTGTAAGCAGTTTTCTATTCCATCTGCAATCATTTCATCTCTATAAGTGTAGTTGATAAAGTTTGGACGATAAGATAATCCTTGTGCTATCTTTAGAAAACATTCTCCAATATAATTTGATATCACTGGAACATCATCTGTCTCTTCTGCATCAATACATTCTTGTTTATATTCCTTCATCGCTTGTAGAAACTTTTTGTTATCTACATAATGAGCTTTATCTTTTGCTTTCCTCATGAAACTTGTATTGCGACATAAATCAGTGTGCCAAGTATGCTGAAGTTAATAATCATGTTTATATAGTGTGGATTAGGTTTCATGTCGTATCTCCTTAACAATGTAGTTATGTTCCATATTACACGAAACACACTACAATGTCAAGTCTTTTTTTAGTGAATAGTTTTAGGTTTAGTTATAATATCAAACAATTCATTCATCTTATTATCTAGTTCCGTAACATTTTCTATTTCGTCTAAATCTACATCCGTAGGTTCAGGCCATGCTTCTTTATTAGAATCATTCATTCTAGTAACTACATCTTTATAGTATTTACCAAGTCCAACAGAAGCATCTAACTTTAGACACACAGAATCTATAGGTATCTCGTGAACAGTTTCTTCCGTAAATGGTTGCAACCATCTAGATAATGCTAAGGTTTCCATGAAACCTCTACCAGTTAGTTTAGAAATTGATTCCATCTTCAAAGCATCAGATATAACATAATGCGAATCAGTAGTTTTAGTGATTTTGCATATTACATCCTCACCATTATTCATTTTTAATATATCATATTTTTTATCCATATAATTTTACCTTTTGTATCTTATAGTTTAATTGTTCTGTTTCGTAAATATTTATTCTTTGTAAATAATGACGATATGTAAAATTTTGTCTACTTAAATATGTTATGTCATCTGCGATATCATACACCACAACAGAGGATTTTTTATCTCCTCTTCGTAGTCCTCTGCCAATACTTTGTAACACTCTAATCCTTGATTTACTTGGACTTGCGAACACGATGTTATGAAGATTACGAATGTTAATACCAGTGGAAAAAGTACCATACGAAGCAATAATAATTGCATCTTTTTCTTTTTCAACAATACCTCTTATCTCTTCTCTAGTTTTAGTTTCTGTATTACCATACACGAAAAACACTTTCTTGTCAACATCTTTTATCATATCATAAAGAATTTTTCCATGTTTCTCTACAAGTTGAAATAATATAAGTGTATTACCTTTTACTGTCTCTCCAAGTTTTTTTACAAAATCATTTCTCTTTGCATGTGATACTATGTAATTTAGTTCTTCTGCATATGTGTATTTTTTAACTCTCTTAGATTCCTCTTTGCTGTGTCTAAGAACCACACAGTTTATATCTAGTTGAGAAAGAGTTCCCTTATCAATCAACTCTTTTGTGGATGTAACTTTATGAACATTACCAAACAATCCTTCCAATACCAACTGGTGCATTTCCATTCCATCAAGTGTACCAGTGAATCCAAATCTATATTTACAATCTGTAAGAAAAGTCATAATCTTAGTAAGACTTTTAGATTTAAATAAATGGGCCTCATCACCAATCACACAACCAAACTGTTTAAAATAACTCCTGGGCTGTTTATAGATTGATTGCCATGTAGATATCACTATTGGTAAATCTGTATCTTTATCATAACCAGAGTATATCTTATGAAGTCTATCTCTCCTCATACCATAAGAAACAAAATCACCATACATCTGTTCAACTAAAGATGTAGTTGGTACAATGATAAGTATTTTCTTTTCTTGTAGTAACTGGTAATATCTAGTTAAAATATATATTATGAGTGACTTGCCCGAAGCAGTAGGGCTAACAAGAAAACACCTATCTCTTGATAAAGCATGTTGCACAGCATCAATTTGGTAGTCTCGTATTGTGATTGATGCTGGTAGGATTGAGGTGGCAAAATCTCGGCAGTTCTCACGAATAACATTCCTAGCATTATCGAATCCTTTCAGTTCTAAATTTATTTGATTGTCATGACAAAAACGCTTGACATAGGCCATCAAACCAATGTATAATCTATTTGATCTTAAATCAAAGAGCCTTATCTTTCCATCCCACAATCGTTTTCTATAGTGTGGCATGTATCTGGCGCCTGGCACTTCAAAAGTAAAATAATCTTTTAGTAGATGTTCAACATCTTCGTCTGCATCACTTACTCTCATAAACACTTCATCAATTTTTTCAAGTATCATTTTTCCCACCACCAGTAATAATTATGTGGCCTTATAGGTTTGGGATAGTTTTTTATTTCACCTACTAACTTTAAATTATATAGGTTTGCAACTTCCTCTATAAAATCTAGTTCCCATCTTGCTCTCATAACTATGTATCTTCTTGACCATTTGTATATAATGTTAAAGTCTGATAATATATCTTCGTTTGTCCATCTACGATTCTTTTCCTCTACTACATTATGGTCATCTATATTTAAACTACCTATACACATTACAACATCTGCACATTCTGACTCAAACTTTGCTTCTTTTATTGTGCAGATATAATCTGGTTCACCAAAATTAAAATTATTTCTCTTCCATTTTTTTTGATCAAATCCCACTACATTCTGTATTCTTGGTTTACTCCAATAACTACCACATCCTACATCAATGACTAAATTAGGATTTACTTTGTTGATATCTTTAACTATCTTTTCTTTTAATTCATGATTATAATGTGATATTATTTCCACTGTTTACCTAACACCCATCCTACTATACTTTTTCTCACACCACTTTTTACTGGTCTAACTCTATGCCACTGGTCAGATTTAAAGAAAAGTGCTGTGTTTGGTTTTAATTTAAATGTTTCATATCTTTTTTCTATGGCAGGTGAATACACCTCTAAATCAAACTCTCCACCATCAAAGTCATCATTTAAAAATACAGAGAATGATACTTTTCTTATTCTTCCATCTTTGTATGGTTCTACATGACAATCTTGATGCCAACCATACTCACCCTCTGGATGATATTCTCCATACTGTAAATCTTCGATACGATCTAAATGAACACCTTTGTAAACTTTCTTTGCAATACTTAAAAATGCAAATTTAATTTGTTCATCTTTTATAAATCCTACTTTGGATTGTCTTTTTGTACCACCAGTTTTACTATATGTCTTTGCATTATATAATCCATTTACTGCACCAACTGCTTGGTTTACTAAATGTTTTGATATATCTTTACATTCCATGTTCCCACTGCCTAAATGCGATTGCATTTTTAATATCCCATCCTCTACTTTGAATAGATTTTAGAACACCATCAATATATTTTACAACTGTCTCTAAATAAACAATCTTATGTTCTATCTGAATAATATCTTCATCTGATTCTATGTAAATAGATAAGTCTGTTTTTAAAACTTTCAAGTCAAAAGGTTTGGTTGCATATACTTTTGCATCTGCTTTACCACCATAGTATTCCCATTTATCTTTGAATAGTATTTTGTAATCACCCTTTGCTTTGTATAAGAGTAATTCAAATCTAGATTTATGATCTAAGTATTTCGTGTATAGTTCTTGGTTTTTTAATGACTCAGTATCTAATCTTTCGTCATCAACTCGTAGGTCTTCTGCAACCATAATCTTTAGTTCGTCAAGTGTCATAATAAATCCTCAATGTTATATTTTATTTATAGTGTAAATTTTGTACCTAAAACTGACCTCCGTGGTCAAATATTCAACATCTGTTGCTGTTTGTGTAAATGATAATGCACCCACCGACACTGGAAATACATCTTCAAATCTAACCTCTATGATTGGATTATTTTTATTTGATAAAACTGTTAGTGTAGCATCAGAAAACATCGCTCTGTCTGGAACTGCACTACCAACTCTATCTACTGGGATATTTCTTGCATCACTGGGGGTGACTGAAGTAGAGTTTCTAAAAACAGAAAACTGGCCTCTAGTTTGTGGGAAACCAATACCAGTTAACCACCCATGTATTTCTCTGTAGTTATCTAACTCTTCATCAACAATAAAAGTAATATCTAGATTACCATAAGTCAAACTTGTACCTTGTATCGGTATATCTTTGAAAGGTGTCGGTATGACAGATTCGCCCAGAGATATGTCTGGAATATTTACAGAGACAGTATTGAACTGTACCTTTGGTAGTTGTAGAATATTAAATGCAAACTGTGTTGGACTTAGATAATCTAAACTACTTGGTTGTCTTGATAATGGATTTGTTTCTGCCATAATTCCTCCATGATTGTATCTCTCTTTTCATCAGTAAAGATAGACCAATCTCGTATTTGATCTAGAGTTCTTCCACACCCTATACAAATATCTTCTTTTATTTTACATATTTTTATACAAGGCGTTCTCATATATTTATTTAGGTTGCTAAAAAAAAGGGGTCAAAAAGACCCCTTTTAGTTAACCTTCTAACAAGATTACATAAGGTTTGAAACCTTAACTTTTCTGTAATATCTGTTAGTAGCAGATGAGATACTAATCGCACCATCAGAACCGGCCGCAACAGTACCAGTATGGAATGGGTTGGCTGCAATTCCATATCTAGTCTTAAAACCGATTTTTGGTTGGAAAGTATTCTCACCAACTGCACGAACCATTTGCAATGGTACATATGGGCAGTAGAACATTCCAGCATCGTATGGTGATGTTCCTTTGTAACCGACAACATAGTATTGTGAGTCGGCGACATTAGCAGAATATGGGTCTACATAGACTTTAAATCTACCATTCATAACACCAGCGAAAGTAGTTGAAGTGTCATCTACATTCAAGTTGTTATTTAGGGCAGGTGTATAGTCTAGAACTCCAGCCATTTGAAGAGCAGAAGCGACATCAGCGGAACAGATAATCATGTTACCTTTTCCTCTTCTTGTCTGTTGACCGATAGCGTTTGCATCTCTTTCAAGAGCGAACATCAAACCTTTGAACTTCTCAACTGACCATCTACCATTTGAGTCTGTATCCAAGTCAAAGATACCAGCGTTAGTTACATTAGTTTGAGCACCTTTTACAGCAGATACATAGATATTTCTTACAACTTCTCTGTTGATTTCTGCAAGAATTTCAGCAGAAAGAATGTTTGCAAGTTCTGTCTCAGCATCCAAACCATGAATTGCTTTAAGGTCTTGAGCAAGTTCCATAGTGTATTCTGCCTTGAGGGCACGAGTTACAGCAGTAACAGTGTGCTTCTCAATTGAGAATGCCATTTCAGCGAAAGCATTAGTAGTAGTGTCACCAAGTGCTTCACCTTGTGCTGTTGTCATACCAGTTGCAGTTTCGTATGTTCCAGCAGGTGAGTCGTTAAGAACAGCAGGGTTAGTTGCTGAGTCTGTTACATCTCCACCACCGACATTTGAAGCAGCGTTCTGGTTTGAGAAATCAGGCATAGTCTCATCAACAAGAGCTTCTGCACCATCCATTGATGCAAATCTTGCTCTCATTGCAAAGATTAAACCAGTTGGGCCTGTCATTGGTTGCACACCACAGATGTCATATGCAATCAAGTTAGGCATTGATCGTCTTACTAGGGAAATCAAGATCGGATCCCATGTATCTAGAGAAGCGTTACCACCCACAAAGTTAGTTGGTGCAGCCTCTGTCATGAACTGCTTATCTTCTTTTAGAGCTTTTTCTTGGTTCTCTAGAATGATTGTAGTGACGGCCCGTCTGTAACTATCCGAAATTTTAGGTAATTCTGGATGTTCTAGGACTGGCTGCCACTTTTCTTGTAAATGTTCTGTTTGAAACATGTGTCTCTCCTTATTACATTACACTTTAATTATTCGTATTCGCACTCTTGACGCTTCTTCCGATTGCACTCATGTAAACACTCATGGAATCTGAAACATCAATGTCCTTTACGGGGCCAGTTTCTACATCGTCAATTGTTTCAGTCTTTTCTACCTTAGTTCTAGGGAAATAACTTTCTTTCAGAGTTGCAATCTTTTCTTTGAAAGACTCCTCATCTGTAAAATCTACTTCCTTAACTAATGATTGAAACTTCTCAATCTCAGTTTCAGCCAAATCTGTTACTGATTCAGATATGACCTTTTCCCTTACTAGAGAGGCAGTTGACTTTTTCTCTTCTACCAACTTTGCGATAGTATCGTCAAGTTTTTCTTCTAGTTTAGAAATCTTTTCTGATTGTGCCTCAAGTACATCGTACTTCTCATCAGGCACATCCACATAATGATCCTCAAAGAGTTGTTTCAATCCAGAGATAAAGTCCTCAGCGATTTCACCTTTTAGGCCTCTTTCAACCGCCAATGTATTCTCTTTCATCCATTCTTCGACAACATAGTTTAGATAGTTATCGACTTTTTCTGATAGGTCTTCTTTGGTTTCGTTAATTTCAGAAGTCAACTCGTTTGCATATTCTTCTTCGAGTCTTGTGACTTCTTCTCTCACTTTTGATTTTACTGCAGCTTCAAATACTGTAGCTGCTTTTCTTTTAAATTCTTCAGACAATTCGGAAGATTCACTGTCCATAAGAGCATCGACATGTTCTTTAACATCAATGTCTTTAACTCTTGCTTCAATTTTTGCCTTTTGTTCTTCAGACTGTTCTTCTTTCTTCATCATTTCCATTTTTTGAAATTGTGCCATGAGATTTGTCATTTCGTCTTTTTTCATCATCTCCATCTTCTTGGCCATTTCTTTCATCATCATTTCCATTTTGTCTTTCATTTCAGCCTTAGTCATCTTCGCCATTTCTTTTTTCATCATTTCCATTTTTTCCATTTCGGATAAAACTTCTTCACCCTCAATGTTTTCGTCACCAGCAGCGAGTGGCTTTGCAACTTTACTCATTCCGTCATTTGGTGTGTCCATTTTATCTGGCGCACCTTCACCTTTTTGTTGTGCATCGCCTGAGACTTCTTTAGCTTGTGCAGATGCTTTTTTACCAATTGCAGTAGCGGGGTCGTTGACTGCCTTGGTTGCATCCTTTTGTACTTTTCCTTCTGGTTTTCCACCACCGACATCTGTCTTACCAGTAGCTCCGTCATTTGGAACTGCTTCTTGTTTTTCTGATGCCATGGCGCCTTTCTTCATAGGGGCAGTGTCCTCTTCATTGATTTCGCTGGACTCTTCCAACTCACCAAGGACTTCTGCTTCTAATTCCTCTATGGTTTTATCTAATTCTTGATTATCAGCCATGGGATTGCTCCTTTTATGTTTACCTATTGGTATATTAACTATTATTTATAAATTACAACATTTTGAGAAACTTTGCAAACTCAAGTGCTTGATTTGCAGCTTTTCCCTTTTCAAGTCTTTGTTTCATCTCAACCAAATGTGGTTCTATATAGGCTCCGTTATCCCAAACCCATTCTTTGCCTTCCATTATTCCTTCCACAAAAGCGGCAGGAGCAGATGGATCTGCAACGATATCGGCAGCGGTTGCGAGCATGAAGTCTTTACGAACATAGTTCGCACCATTCTTCTGATCTAAACTACCCATACCTCTAGATGAAACACCTAATGTAGCACCTTCGTCCATAAGACTTTTTACAATCTTACCCATCGGTGTTTCCATTATCTTTGCCTCTCCGATAAAATTTTTACCATCGGGCACCAATGATGTTATCAAGTGAGATGCTCTTTCCAGATTTACAGTCGGCCCTTCTGGGTGACCTAACTCTCCAAAGGCTCTCTTTTTTTGTATGAAGTTTTTGTTATACTTATTTACTTCATTAGTCAATACTTCCATAGGATAAACACGGCCATTTCGGTTTTTAATGTCCGCCTGCATAAAGACACCACGAATTTTATAGTCCTTCTTTCCGTCAGCTTTTTCTTCCTTTAGAAAGTGAACATCTTGGCAATCTTCCGTAATAAGTTTTACTACTTGCATTTATTTACCTTTTCCGAACTTTATATTCTTATTTATAAAATAAGAAAATTACACTCCACTGTGTGCTAATACAACCTCTTCTACATAGATTTTACTATTAGAACCAGCAGTTTCGTTAATGTGTGATACACTGAAAGATGATCTTAGTGTCGCATCTCCAGTAAAAGTTGCAGTTGTGCTACCATCTACTGCACCTAGTGTAATTGTTGTAGAACTAATTGCACTCACATTTACATTTGTAATTAGTGTATTCCATGCAGCCACATCTGAATCTACGAATGATACTTGATCACCGACGGCGAATGGATGATTGATACCAGTTCCTGCCCCTCTGTCTGCAACTGTCAATACTACTGGGTCAGCAGATGTCGCAGAGATAACTTGGATAGATTTTGGTCTCTCCTCTGGTACAATTGTTATTGTTGAGTTTGCACGAATATAACTTCCGTTGGTTGCTGTTACTGCCGTTCCCTCTTGTGTTACCTTGACGAAACCATCTTGACCACCAAACTCTGATATTCTCAAAGAGGCGCCTGGGCTTAAATAACCAACAACTAGGGAAGCCGCACTGTCGTTGGCTTGTTCTATTTTACCAACATGTCTTAACATTTTAAACGACATTTTTGTTCTCCCTAAATTGCCAAAACTTCTTTTTCAAAGTAGTCCATCAAATCCTTCTCTGAAACACGATTTTGTTTTGCAACTTTCTTTATAGTTTTTTCAAAAGTATTTAGGAAATCTGAGGGTTTATCATCCATAACTTTAAAGATTCCATCCACAGCTTTTTTCATCTTAGGTGACAATCTCTTGTACTCCCTAGATTTTTTGTGTTCATCTTTTTCTATTACTGTTTTGTATAAACTCTCAAAGTGCATTACGCCTCTTCCGTTTCCTCAACTTCTGGTGCATCTGTCACATTATCTTTAACAAATGTTTGTGCAACTTCTTTTCTTTTTATTTCTAAAGCATCACCTACTTTAGTATTCATAACTGATTTAAAAGCATCTTCTGCATCTAAATTATTTTTAGATACTACTGCATCAACAAAGTCTCTACTTGTCGCCATTTCCATTCTCCTTTGGTTTTGGTTTTTCATCACCGCCCTCTGCAGGCACTTCGCCTCTCAACTTGGCAACATCATCAGCAGGGATGACACCTCCACCACCATCTTGAGGATATCTTGTGATACCATCTGTAGCCTGTGGTACTGAAACTCCACCTTCTTCTGGCGGTATTCCTGCCTCTTTATTGATTTGTCGTTGCATCTCATCTATCTCAGCATCAGTCATTGATAGGACATTTTTCAATACATATTCTTTTGAGAAAAATGTACCGATATATGGTTCTATTGTCTGTAGCGAGTTTAATCTGTTTTCTAACAACTCTGCTTTCTTGAGTTCTGCAAAGTGACCATCTTGCAAGAAATCATATTGAATATGTTCTCGCATCTTAGGCCAATCCTCAATACCTATGATACCTTTCAACAATAGTTGTGTTTTTAAAATATCTGTAAGTAGAGGTGTGAATCTTTTTCTTATTCTCTGGACAAACTTAGTAAATTTAAGTTCATCTCTTGTAATCTCTGTACTTCTACCTAAACTAAATCCCTCTTCTGCATTTAGTCTGGATTGTGGAACATTAAGTGATTGATATAGTTTCTTCTTGAAATATTCTATGTCATCAATCTCACCAAGATTAGAACCGCCAGGCAAAGTAGTAATCTCTGTACCTCTTCCACCCTCTCGTCTTGGCAACCAAAAGTCCTCTAACATTGACATGTGGTTTCTATCGTCTTTTATTTCACCAGTGTTTGCATCGTATACCAGTTTGTTACGATAACGATTCATAACATCTTTTAGATATTGTTCTGCCTTAATCTTCGGTAAGTTACCAACATCAATATAGAATATTCTTCTTTCAGGCGCTCTTGATATACGATAGATAACAAGTGCATCCTCAATCATTCTTAGTTGGTTTACTGGTTTGATTGCTTTATGTAAGTAAGATAATACATGTCCTTTGTTTTGGTCAATCAATCCACTTGGACAATATGCAATAGAGTCAGCAGCGATTTTGATACCTTGTGCAGAACCACCACCACCAGCACCATAGATACCTTTATCATTGTACATAAAATATTCTTCTACATCTTTGATAAGTTCTATAGATTTGTTTTTACCTTTTGCTTGGTCTTTTTTAACTTCTCTTACTTTTTTAATCTTTTTAGGATCAATATATCTTAGTTCAACAATACCTTGTCTTGGATTATTTCTATCAATTACTTTGTGATAATAGATTCTTCCATCAACATACCATCTTCTAAAAATATCATGTCCTTTAGTTTCAAAGTCTAATAGTTCTAAGACTTCAGAAAACTCTTGTCTAATTCTTCTTTTAATTTTATCTGAATACCCTAGATTGTCTAGAGTCACTTGAATTGCTTGATCTCTTTCATTAGAAATCACTGCCTCATTAACAATATCCTCAATCGCAGAATCACACTCAGCTTGTTGAGCAATGTCTCTATATCTACGAATGAGGTCTTGTTCTGTTCTTTCTCTTCCGTCTGTATCTAAAACTTGTCCGAAAAAACCACCACCAGCGACTTCAATAGTTCCGTCATCAGTTTTTGGTGGTGTAAATTTCTCTACACCACCAGAGTCTTTTATTCGTTCAAATTTAAATCCAAATAGTTCAGCCATTATATTACTCCAAATTCCTACTACTATTTAGTAGTACGAAATCTACTATAGACCAATATTTGAAGGTTCAAAGTGTTGATAACGCCATGTAACCTCAAATTGTTCAATTTCAGTTGCCTCAGCAGTTGTTAAGTCAATCTGTGCAACTGTCAATGGAAAGCAGTTTCTGAAGATATAAGACTTGAGAATTGTATCATCTCTGTCTAGTTGATCTACAGTTAGGTCAGTTTGGTAATCAGCAGGTGTAACAATACCAGTTGCATCTGCATAATCGTTAATACCATTCTGCCATCTTTCCATCGCATTTCTAATCATAAAGTCTGTGTCATTATAAAATGTTGTAGTCCAAGTTTCTGGAGCAGGTCTGTCACCAGCCATATAGATTGTTCTACCTCTAAATGGTATTGCAATCTCACCTAGAGTAGAAGCAGGCAAGTTAGTTGCAGTACAAAGAAATGAAGTTCTTCGTGTGTCTAACCCAATATCTATTCCAGAAGGCGGTGTAATTGTCACTTGAAATTGGTTGGCTCTTGCACCACCACCAATTAGATTTGATTTAAAATCGTCTATCTTAGCCATGATTAACCTCCTACCTCTGTAAATGCAACACCAGTTCTGACGGCAACAAAGTTAAGAGTGATAAAGTTGATACTTCTATTAGGTTTAATGAAGATATCAGCGACAAACTCATTTCTGTCTATGACTTCACCAGTGTTATTGGTTGCATCAGCGACAACTTTAAAGTCTGTGATACCTCGTCTACCTTGAACATCTCGTAAGAAAGGTTCTACTAAGTTTCTAAACTGAGCCCTTGTAAATTCATCGTTGAACTCAAAGAGTTGGAACTTAGCAGCAGTTGCGATTGCTTTTTCCAATACCAAGAACAATCTTCTGACATTTATTCTGTCAAATGCACTTGGTTTGGTTAGTGCAGTTTTATCACCAAACAAGACAACGCCTTGCCCAGGGAAGTTAACTACTGGGTTAATCCTTGCACGATACAAGATATCTCTTTGAGATTTACTTGGGTTGTATGCAAGTTTTACTGCACCTCTAATATTACCTCTATTGAAGCCGCCTGGCGAGAACCAAGGGTCAGCAACATTATCGGTTTGGGCACATAGTCCACCGACATCACCATTTAGTGGCACGAACCTAAATTGGTCGTTGTACTTATCATACATGTATTTGTATCCACTGTCAAATACCATGTAAGATGATGATGGACATAAGTCAAAGACAGTTTTGACATTTGTAGTCTGTGTTACTGAATCTGCAACACCCACAACAGCAGTTCTGTGTGGTGATACAAATCCTACACAATCTTTTCTAAACTCAACCAAGTCTGTAATCATAGTGATATGTGTGTCTGCACCAGCAGCACTATCGG